AGTCTAGCTTAAGTGCGCCAGACCCGCAAGCCTTTGATGCCCTCCTGAATCACTACTTTTGTAACTACCTCGATTTTCAGTCGGCGGCACACCGCCCGGATTGCTTCCCTTGCTTTGCTGTGGTTGATGCAAGGCACAAAGAAAGAGTACCCGGGTCGGAACTTCGCCCAATTAATCCGGTACGTTACCGTCTCTATCTTCATCTGCTGCGGTCATGCTGAATAGATCAAACTTGTCGGCCTTAAAACGTAACACACGAACCGCTGGAGACATCACCCGCATGCCCTTGGACATACGCTTGTTAACGGTGTCGGCGTATACGTCTTCGTCTTTCAATTGCTTAAGCACGTCCTTGTAGTTGATCTGCGCCTTGACGCAGTAGTCCTTAAAGTGCTTGGCAGAGATAAACAAATCTTTGGTGTCGGGCTCGTAACGTATAAGTAACTCACCCTTGGGTTCTTGTTGAGGCAAAGCCGTTAGGCTATTCCGAGCGTCTACCTCTCCGTCTACCACCAGCACGTTGTTCATGTGGGCGTTAACAAACTCACCAATAATTGATATGGGGTTTGAATTCGGAGGGGCCACTTCTTCGCGCATCTCGCCGAGCATGCCGGTCAGCCATTTGTAGACCTCCTTCATGTCGTAGTCGTGCAGTCCCAACTTACGAGCGATTAAACCGCCAGCAATGTTACAAGCTGCAACAGCAGACCAGAAGCGCTCCCGTGAGGTGAACTGTACTTCGCTGTCCAGCCTAGCTTGGATTTGACGGATAAGGTCTTTGGTTTCCTCAAGGTTGTCTATCAAGTACTTGGCGTAGATATCTCCGGCAAAGCCGTAGTTCTCCATGAGTTGGTGGTCAAACATCTCCTTGCCCTCTGCCACACTGATGATGGTAGTAGGTACGATTCTGTACTCCAGCAGACGCATGGATTCGCCATCGGGAGAGTTTTTAGCCGCGCCAAGTTTCTCGTAGAAGCTAGCGTTAGCCGATGACAATGTTATGCCTTGCCAGCTAGTGTGGTTGACACGCTCTTCGTTGGTAGATGCCTTCATGCGGTTCTTACCACGCCCCTGCGAAATGCTGTACGACAAGTCAGAGAACTCCATCGGGCTTGTGTTCGTAATCTCATCGATGGTGTTGGGCAGGTTGTTCATCACGCCGAGCCGGTGCATCTTTGCGTTGAATGTGTCTTTCCAAATAGAAGCAAGCCCTTTAGGGTGCCCCCATACGCTGTTACACATGTAGAGCGCCGTTGACTTACCTGAACCGGATGACTTGTGAATCAGGTTGATGATCGCCCCGCTCATGCCCGTAAACTTGAGCAGTGGAGAGCCGAACGCTGTGAGTGCCGCGAACGCATGGGGCTCCAACCCCGGCTTAGCGTACATGTTAAATACCTCTTTCCACTTTTCAAACGAGCCAGTCGGCGTCATCTTTTCAGCGACTAGCTTAGTCGTGTGTGACGGGGGGCTGTAAAACGTACCGTCCTTTGTGACCTCTCTGTCGCCGATGATGAACTTGCTGTCGTTGTCTACCCAACCAAATTGTGTTCTCATAATTTCTGCTTTCTTTGCGTATTGAAGTGCTTTCATGAACGTCATGATGAAGTACATGAGGTTTTCTAACTGCTTAGGGTGCGCTGCTACGCCTTGATGCGCGAGTGCCTCCCTAAGCTTCTCTTTGACTGCGATTGATGCCAGCGGAATGACAAACTCTTTCACGCCGTCCATTGGCAAATGCAGTCGGAACAACGCAGTCTCGCCCAACTCAGGGTCTTTCATGCGCTTGACTACGTACAGGTCGTGCTCGTACACCAACTCTGGTTCGTCCTCTTCGTCCTTAGCCTTTCTCCAAATGCCCCCCGTCTTACCGCGAGTAAAAGGGAATGGGTACTCAGGTATGTGGCGTATTACGCCGGTACTCTCCTCTGGCGGCAGTATGTACTCGCCGTCTTCTACTTCCGTTTCGCTTAGCTCCATGCCAAGCACGATTGGGGATTTAATATTGCCCTTGTGCTTGCAGCCATCACAACCAGACTTGTTTTGTTTTTCAAACGTAGCGCAGTGGTGTGGGCCACCCTTTGCAATCAAGTTCTTAATCTTAGCGTCTACTTCTTCTGGGTCGTACCCCGGGTGCTGGTCAGACATCATGTGCGACGCTGTACTAGCGTCAACACAAAACGCGGCGATCGATAAAGCAGAACGCCACAGCGGCTCTTCTATGGAGCCTTGATTTTGATACGCCTCAAGCAGTTGGTTACAGCCATCGCCGTTCGCCGAGCGCATCATAATTGTTTTAAATCGCTTCACCTTACTGCCCATCATCGCTTCCATCATTGGACTAACGACGTTCGGCAAAAAATCAGGCTTGTCGGTTGATGCGTCAGGCGCACCGAGTAGCTCTTTGACATGCGCGTAACTCATACGCACGGTGTCTTCGTTGATTACACTAACTAGTACTTGGGTGTCGTACTTAAAATTAAACGTACCCGGAACACGGAGAATACGTGAGGCTTCAAAAACAGTTGCGTCTACGATCAAACCGTTTTCGTCGCACAGTTCCCGCAAGCGATTAGACAAGGGCTCCCACTCATTGCGGGTCAGTGTCTCTTCAAGAAGCCAGTAAGCATGAACCCCATAACCTGAGTTAACAAGAATCGGCTGTGGTAAACCGACTGCTGTGTAGAACTTCACAAGTTCGTCTAAGCCCATCTGCCGGTCTAGATATCCTTTGATGACGCCCTTACTGTCAGGTACACCCTTAGTTGCGCCGCAGTCAATGTCCAACCACAAGGCGCGTACATGCGTTACGTTTTCGTGAGTGCGCGTGTTCAGCGGGCCAAACTTGGCGCAACCAAAATACGCATCGACTCCATTAGCAACGTGTTTGACAAACAGTGCTTCTGCTTCTTCTCTCGTGTCTACAAATTTTTGATCTGGGTAACGTCCAATGCCCATCACGCAGTACCTACCCTCAACAGGTAGGACAGCATCAAGCAGGTCAAAGTTGGACATATAACTTTCTTTTGGGGACGGCTACGCAGGGGGCCGGAGCCCCCATACGCGCACGAGTTATCGGATTTTCTTAAGCCTAGGTATGAGACGCTCGATTAGTTCCGCGTGTGCTTGGTTAGGAGTTGTAGCCCCCCAGAACCAGTTGTAGATCGTTGCGCGGCTCACGTTGAACCTCGTAGCAATTACGTTCACAGGAATATCGAGCGCTATACACTTGCGCCCAAGGAGTACACCCCACGACTGCTCGTCGGCTTTTTTGTTGGCCTCAACCAGTCGCTGGCTGTATCCGTAGGACATAAATTACTTCTCCTTTGACCAAGCATCAATAACAGAACCCAAGTCTTTTTTGACTGTGGGGGTAGCAGCCTCGGCCTTTTTGCTTTCGCGTTTAACCGGCTCGGCAACATCAGGTTCGGGCTCGGCGGCTTTTGGAACAGGCGCGGCAAGTGCGGGAGCGCGGCCAGACATATCCGCTTGATACGGAGTCATGACAACCATCTTCTGCACTTCTGGCTTCTTAGCGACTTCACTAGTTACAGTGTGCTCGGCCTTGTTGATGAAACGGGCCGGTGTAAACAGCACGGACTGATTGTCGTTTTCTTCGTTGAAGCTCAGCGTAGTCACAACGTAGTCTAAGCTCTTGCCGTTGTTGGCGAGGTACTTAATGTAGTTCTCAAACGGATGCGTGTTGTTGCCGACACTATCGCCAAACAAAGACTTGGATGCCAAGTTCATCTGGTACACAGAACCTTCGAGCGTAGTGCCAAAATCTTCAACCAGAGTCATAGCCAAACGACGGGAGTAGCGGCAAGCCTTAGAGTTGCCCTGACCTGAACCTTTGATGTTCTGAGCACAGGTGTCGCATCGGGAAGACTGCGGGGCGGTTGAGCCAGCATCGGGCGCATTGCCGTCGTTAGAAAAGCAATCTGGAGCGCTTGGCTCGGCATCGGGTGTCCACTGCTTAGCGTAAAAAATACGCCCAACTTTAGGAGACGCGCTGACGATCACAACGTCGAGGTTGCCCTTGACCTTGCCCATCTCTTCACCGCCAACAGTCTTACGGAAGATGCCGTTCTTAGGCACGATACGCTTAACACCTGTGCGGCCAGCGAGGGCTTTGGTAAGGTCGGAGACCCCTGCGTTTTGCAGGAAGTCGGGGAGGTCTTGATTCAAAACAGTAAGGTCGGTCATTTTATTTCTCCTTGGAACGTCTAACAGAAACGGTAAATTCGCTTTCTACATTTAAGCCCATAGGCAAGTAGCCGGGATTCTCAGAGAGAAAGTCCTTCATGTTGGTTTGATGAAGTCGTTTCTCCAACAGGCCAAATGCACCATTCTCTTGAATGAAGTCGTACATCGAATCCCAATCGTTCGTCCAGTACCGTGACTTAACTGTACGAATGATTGTGCCGTGTGGTGTTCGGATGCTGTCAGCACCCATTTCTTTGCAGGTGTCCAACATTTGGGTGGTAAGCACCGCTAGCTGGTCCTCAAGTTCTTTGTCCTCTACCTCAAACGCTCGCTTCTTATCGGCTCTAGCGTCCCTGATCTTTATGTAGATCGAGGTTAGCTGGTTCAAGTCTATAGCGGCTGTAGCTTCTTCATTCATCTAATGCTCCTAACAATTGTTAATGGGTGTGAGCGGCACTGCTCACGAAAACAAGTCTATCACAGCTTTGTACATTGTCAAGGGGTTTCGGCGAGTACTTGACGGTAGAGATCAACTATCTTTTGGTGGCTACTCACGTTGCCCCGCAGCATGGAGTAAATCTTGCGCTCTACCGTGCTACCCATGATGTGATAGATGGTCATCGGGTTGACTTGGCCCGGGCGGTCGATACGCGCATTGGCCTGTAAGTAGGTCTCAACGCTAGTGCATGGAGCGTACCAGATGATCGTGTCAGCGGCGGTTAGGGTAAGTCCGTGGGACGCTGCTTGCGGCTGTATGATAAGCACCTTGACTGTCGGCTGCTCTTGAAAATTCTTTACGATGTCACTGCGCCGATTTACTGACACTGCGCCGTTAATGACTTCACACGCAATGTGGTTCTTAGTCAAGTGCCTCTTCAATAGCTCGATGGTGTGGGTAAAGGGTACGAACACCAGCACCTTGTGACTGCACTCATCAATGATCTCCTGCACCACGTTCAGGCGGTTTGATACATCGAACTCCAGCACTTCGCCGTTGTCGGTGTACACAGCGCCGCCGGAAATCTGTAGCAGCTTGTTGGCTTTTGCGGCTGCGTTTACAGCGGAGACCTCTTCACCTGCTGCCTCAATGAGCATCTCCTTCAACAGCACCTTGTAGTACGCCAACTGCTGCGGCGTGAGTGGCGCATCTCTATCTACGGATGTAACT